TCGTTCGTACCGCCTAACATAAAAAAGCCGTCGATACTATAAAACGGGTTATACGTTCCGTTTATTCCTGTTTTGCTGATACTAAAACCGCTATTACTTAGTTTTATTACGTTTTCCGCGTCCTCTTTTGGTAGTCTGTCAAGTATTAAAATTTTGTCTCCATCTTGTACGATGTAATAACTCTCTAAAACGTCCCATAGCTCGCCCGTAGCGGTTTTTATTTCGTCGTTTACGTTTATTTGTAAATCACTTGTCGCCGTGTCTATTGCGCTATTGATATTTGACATTAAATTACTTAAATTAGGCGTAAAGTTGCCAAATTGAACCTCAGTATATCGCCCTAAAATAACGTCATAATCAAACGCTATAACATTAGTTAGGATATTAACGCCTAATCGCTCGTCTATTACCTCTATAACGTCGCCTATATCCGTTAATACCTCTAAATTTGCGCTTAATGTATAATTTACTTGTGGTTTATCGTGTAAATCAATATAAGCCGTTGCCTGCGCTCTTAAATCGTCTACAAGTGCTTGTGTATACGCTTGCTCGCTCGGGTAGTCATCCGCGTTTAAATCCTGTGTGAAACTAACTGTTTTCGTGTATGGTATATCGTATTGAATATTAGAGTATATGTAAACGTCCGCGTGTTCGTCTAGTTCATTTAACATTATACCATTATTTCCGACGGGTAACAACTTAGTTACAACCTCGTCCCATATTGTCTCGCACGTTATATCTCGCAAGTTCTTTTTATAGCGTACTGTTACGCCGTTGTCTTGCCCTATGTTTGCTAATATTCCAATATTCCAATTATCGCGGACTAAATGCCCTCCGTATTTTTCAATTAAAACGCCTATAGCCTCATTTAACGATGTTCTTACACAACGATAACTATTTATACTCTCTATATCTGAGTAAACGTTAAAAGGACTTGTGTTGTCTGTGGCGTCGTTTAGATACCTAATAGCATAATCACAAGTCTTATCCTTAACGTAACTATCTTTAATTAAATAGTTATTGCTATCATAATAAACGTGGTTACATTTTGCGCTAATTCTTGACTTTGTAATATCTGTATTAGTAATCCTAAACGCTTGTAAGCCCTGCGGGGTGTCTGCCGTTATTATATTACCATCTTTGAAATGGTCTATATATGATAAACCCGTCTCGATTTGTAAATAATATTCGCCGTTATCCTCTTTATGTATTACGGCGTATAGTGGATTTACCACTATATCGCCGTTTGTATTATATGTTTTGTCGGTTGCGCTAAATATCTTAATCATTGCTTAACCTCTTTTATTCTATCTGTTGTTTTCTGTTGTCTCGTTCGTTGCCATCATTAAAGTTGGAGGGGTGGTTAAATTGTTAACACGATATATCTTGAAACTTTTAACCTCAAAATAATAAAAATTATTTCCACCGCCTAAAACAAAATTAGGATTATCCTGTTGGAATGGTGAGGTTAATTCTGTTATTAAATCCTTATCCATAATGATTAAAGATTTATAACTTGAATTATCTATGCTAGCACTAGGTAGCCATAATTTGCCCGTACTATCTACAGATAAGCCATAGTAAATAGTCATTATACTATTTTTCCAATAGTCAACGGGTTTATTTATATATCTATCGCCCGCGCCTGTATGATACTTAAATTGACTATTTGAAACATCCCACCCTAAAGAATTAGAATTTTCGTCAACTTTACTTGCATTTGTTGTATAACTAAAAAGATTTCTTTTACCCGTTAATGAGGCGTTTAATTGAATGTCGCCAAACTCAATTTCAATTTTATAAGCGTTACCCTCATTCAAATTATAAACAGTATTAAAAAATCTACTACCTGCATTATCAAATACCGCGCCTTTTGTAGTGTCAAAAGATATATAGTTGCTATTTCCTAGTACATCATAACGCGCCATATCTTTTTTTGGTGTATCGCTTGTAAAATCATAACTACAGACTAACTCAAAGTCGGGCAAACCCACGTTAGCGGTTACGGGGTTAAATCCGTCTACGCCCTCGGGCGCGGGATATACGCCGTTTGCGGTTATTGTTAACGGTATTACGTTTCCCGTTACTAAGTTGTCTATACGTTCGTTTAACTCGTCTATTTTATCTTTAACGCTTGCGTTATCATCATATGCTACAATATCTGATATTGTAGCGGGTGCGATTTGCTCGCCGTTTTTATCTGTTAAAATAACATTTTTCGTTGACATATGCCCTCCCTATTCGTAACGTTCTACTATTTTCTCTATACGCAATAACTCTTGTTTTACGTTGTTTTCCACGCCGTCTTTTGAGTATGCCACTTGTTCGGCGGTTGTACGCGGTAGTAGTTCGTTTTCATTCTCATCTACTAACTTAACGTTTTTCATAACTTACCCCCTATTATTCGATTATCTGATAATATACCATCGCCGAACCGCCAAACTGACTTCTAATAGCAATTCTTTTGCCTCTGCCTTGCACGTCAACAACTGTCGCCCTTACAGGCATAGTTGCCGAACCTGTTTGAATAATTCCGCCCGCATTACCTAAAATCATTGCGTCTTGATTATCGCTTGCCGTTTTTCTCACTAAAAACAATGAGTTACAGTCCGCGCTTGTGTCGTGCTGAGTTAAAATAAGTATTGTACTTGTTGCCTTATCCGTAAAATCAATATATTTAACGCCATCATCACTCGTGATGTTAAACGCCCATTTCCACTCTTTATTTTGTATGTCGGTTATTTCTCCCGCGTGTGTTCCAATAGTAGTATTTATGTTTTCAATATCTCTTTCCAACGCGTCAATATCGTTTTGAAAATTTTCAACAGTAAATGTTACGCTTATATTATCATTGTTTGAATGTTCTATAGTTACTTTACCCTCGTTTGTTCTTGCGCTAATTATTAAGCCCATATTGGAAACTTTTATAGCATAATCTGCAAAATTTATACTTGCCCCGTGCTTAATAGTGATTTTTGGTATTTTTTCATTCAAAATTGCTATTATTTCGCTATATGTTTTATTACAAGTATTTCCTTGCGCGTCTATTGTGTAAATAATACCATCTAATTCCTCTCGCGTTTTTTGGCTACTCCAACAACTATAAGCCGTTATACTATTGTCGTTAATTGTATATATAGGCAACTCAAACCCGTCATCCTCAGTATATTTAATATAAGGCACGTTCGCTAACATTTCGCTTATATCCTGCCTTAACTGTGTGTCATCGTAAGGCTCGCCCTTTGCCCCCTGTAACATTACTACCCTAAATTTTTCGTTAAAATCTGCCATAGTAACCCTCCTTACTCGTTCTTTGTTACTTCAAAAGTAAGTTCTAAAATACCTTTTCTTACTGTGTAAATATCGCCGTTTACACCTAATTGTATATCAAAAAAGTATTTGCCTAACTCTGCGTTTTCTGTTTCCTCGGGTGCTACTCTTACAGTATAGCCCTCGCTTGTTTTCTCTATGCCGTGTCCTAGTGACTTTTTAAATAATATAGTGTCCTCGTCGTCATAGTTCTTTTTACAAGTAAAAAATGCGCTCTCTAACTCGTCCACGCCGTCAACTATAAAGCCAAACGCTAATGTATCGCCTCGCGTAAGTCTTATATAATCATTTTCATAACTAAAATTAGTTCTTACAAATGCCATAGTAAACCTCCTTAAATCCACCTACTAAAATTATCTATTTCAAACTCTCTTATTAACCCGCTCCACGTTATAACGTTTAATCCTGCTTTTAATTTAAAGTTATCATAATTGCCCACGACATAGCGGTTTAATAATCTAGTATTATTATAGGCGTTTAGTTGGTCTATGTCTATAATAATTTCGTGATATTCTGTAAGATTTATGGTTAGTATTAAATTGCTACTAAGTGATAAATTTATTATCCCGTCGCCCTTAATTTTTAAAAGAGGTCTAGCCTCTATATTTCCACGATTTATAATTTCAATACGTCCGCTATTTACGTTACTTTGAAACTTTGCCGTAAAATTAAAATTTTCCGTTGTATCATCCGTAACATTTAACCATAAATAATTGTATGTTATATCCTCGGTTAAATCTGCGCTTAGTGATACCTCAGTATTATTTACAAGTGTTAAACTACGCCCGCTAAACGTTCCACTTTGTGACGCGTAGTTACTAACTAGACGTACATTACAATTACTATCTAACCCGTTAGCCGTTGCGCTAAATTTCCACGCGCCTGCGGTTGCCTTAATTGGTTTAATTGGTATATAAATATTAACGGGTGTTGTATGCGCTCCCGTTACAGTTATAACGCCGTCCGTTGCTGATACTGTAACGCCGTCTTTTGTGTATTCCATATTAGGAATGTTTAAAATATTGCTTTGATTATATATATACGCCTTGTCTACCGCGCTATATTTGAACGGCTGAACGTGAAACGTGATATTTGCCGTTTTAAATCTTAAAAGTTTTTCAAGGTCTATTTGTTCATAAATTGCATATTTATAATACTTGTCGGGTTCGTTGCTAAACGTAACGATACCCTCGCTATTAAAGTAGTTTAATACGTCGTTTACTTCATAATCGCCGTATAATCCTATAACAACCTCTTTATCGTATGCGCTATAACCTAATTTAGTTATAACATCGCCGTCGCGTCCGTCTATCTCTTCCGCCTCGGTTCTTAAAAGAGGCTTAGTTATAGGAGGTAAACTCTGTATTAACAAACCCTTAATAGTATTACTTTTTATTCCGTTCAAAGTTATATAATTTAACATAGTTTGCCTCCCGTAACTTAATTATATATTATTCGTGTAACTGTTTTCTCTACAAAGCGTCCCGCTACTTTGTCGTCTAGTTCTACTTTTACTTGCGTTAACGCCTCTTTAAATGCTGATACCATATCGTTATAGTTTTGTTTTGAGTAACCCGTTGCGCCCATATTTTGCGCTAACTCGCCCGCC